GTCTTCGTCACATCATGATGGTCGCGCCACCGGCCGAACCCGGCGGTGACGGACAGCAGCAGGGTGGCGAGCCGCCGGCAGGAGAGAAGACCTTCTCCCAGAGCGATGTCAACCGCATCGTCGAGGACCGTCTGCGCCGCGAACAGGCCAAGTATGCCGATTACGACGATTTGAAAGCCAAGGCCGCGAAATTCGATGAGCAGGAGGAAGCGAACAAGAGCGAACTGCAGAAGGCCACCGAAGCCAACCGCAAGCTCGAATCACAGCTGGCGGAGCAGAAGCACGCCGGCCTTGTCGCCAACGCCTGCCTCAAGCACGGCATCCCCGCCGAATTCGCCGACCTCGTGACCGGCGATGACGAGGAAAGCATCGACAAGACAGCCGAGAAGGTCGCCAAGCTCGTCAGCACACAGGGGAAGCCGCCGGCATCCGGCAATGGCAGGCATCCGCTCGACGGCGAGGGAAACCAGCCGGGCGGGCAGGGAAGCATGAGCATCAGGGAGCAGATCGCAGCCGCCGAAAAGAAAGGCGACTATCAGACCTCCATGACGCTCAAAAGCATCATGCTCGGCACGAAGCGCCAGTAACCACCAATCTGGAAGGAAGACATCATGCCTGGAATCACAGGACAGGGCAACACCTACAATCTGCCCAATTACGTCGGCGAGCTTTTCGCCGCAAGCCGCGAGGACACGCCGCTACTCTCCGCCATCGGCGGACTCACCGGTGGCATCGACACCACGTCCACTCTTTTCGAATGGCAGGGCTACGACCTGCGCGACCCAGACGCCAACCGCCAGCGCCTCGAGGGCGCCGACGCGCCGAAGGGCGAGGAACGCGCCCGCTTCCACGCCAACAACGTGGTCGAGATCCACCAGGAGGCCGTCGAGGTCTCCTACACGCGGCAGGGTGCGACCGGACAGCGCAACACCGACAACATGCCGGTAGTACAGGTCGGCGGCACCGCCATCCCCGCTGACGAGCTGAGCTGGCAGATTCAGCAGCAACTCAAGCAGATCGCACGCGACGTGGAAGCCTCCTTCATCTCCGGCCATTACAACAATCCGACCGACAACCAGAGCGCGCGGAGCACCCGCGGCCTCCTCGAAGCCATCACCACCAACGTGATGAGCACCGAGCACACCGCCGCCCAGCTGACAGCGGACGATGTGCTCGACCTCGCGCAGATGGCCTGGGACAATGGCGGCATCCGCGAATCCGAGACGCGCACCATCGTGGTCAACTCCACGCTCAAGCGCGCACTGACCCGCTGCTTCGTCACCGACGCGAAGTATCAGGAGCAGACCCGCAACGTCGGCGGCGTGAACCTGCAGACCATCGAGACCGACTTCGGCCTCTTCAACATCATGCTCGACCCGTACATGCCGAAGGACCAGCTGCTCGTCCTGTCCCTCGAACAGCTCGCCCCGCGCTTCCTCGAAATCCCCGGCAAGGGTCATTTCTTCGCCGAGCCGCTCGCCAAGACCGGCGCAAGCGACAAGGTGCAGCTGTACGGCGAGATCGGCTTGCAGTACGGCGACCAGAAGGCCCACGCGCTCCTGACCGTCGCCGGTGGCTCCGCATCCAACACCGTGAAGGTCGCCGGCGTGAGCCTTGATAAGAAGACCATGGGCGTCAAGACCAAGGGCACCAATACGGTGAAGGCCATCGTTGTGCCCGACGGCGCATCCAATAAGGATGTCGCGTGGACTGTGGAACCGTCCGACAATTCCATCGCCACCGTCAAGGCTGATGCCGACAAGAGCGTCGGTGTCGTGACCGGCGTGAAGGCTGGCAACGCCACCGTCACCGCAACCACTTCCGACGGCTCCAAGAAGGCATCCGTCAAGGTCACCGTGACCGACTGAGAGGCCAGATGATGGCCGACACAGATGATTTCGCGAGTGTCGACGATCTTGAAGCCTCATGGCATGCGCTCACGGACGAGGAGAAGACGCGCGCGAAGAAACTCATCGCGTATGCGTCCGACCTGATCCGCTCCTATCGCAGATGGGACAAGGTCAGCAACCTCACCCGTGAGCGCATTTGCTGCGCTGCCGTTAGGCGCGCAATGGAAGCCGATTCCAATGGCGCACCATCAGGAGCCAGCAGCATGAGCGAGACCGCCGGACCATTCCAAGCCACCTACAGCTTCCAGAACCCCACCGGCGACCTCCGATTGTGGCCGAGCGAGGAGAAGGAGCTTGGCGGAAGGCGACGCCTCCTCGCGGGAGCCCTCGACATGAGCACCGGAAAGGTGGTGGCACCATGATCCACGGTGAAACCGTCAAGGTGCTCCGTCCAAGCATCGCCGGAATGGATGCCTACAACACTCCAATCCGCAAATGGTCCGAGGAATCGGTAGGCAACGTGCTGGTCGGCTCGCCGACACAGGACAATGTCGCCACAAGCGTCAATCCGGAAGGATTGCTCGTCTCCATGTCGCTCTACTTCCCACGCTCCTATCAAGGAACGCTCCGGGATTGCAAGGTGATCGTCAGGGGAATCGAATATCGAGTGATTGGCGATCCTGTCGCGCTCGATGGCGGATTGACACCAACTTCCTGGAACATGCAGGTCAACGTCTGCCGCGATGACGGGAGGTGACCATGAAGGGATTCAAGGTCGACAAGGAATGGATGGAACGCAATGTCCTGTCCAACCCAACAGTCCAATCCGCTCTGAACGCGAAGGCCAGACGCATCGCTCCGATCGTGAAGCGCATCGTCCTCAAGGAAGGCGACCGTCATTATGCCGAATCGGTGCGCGTCATGCAGGGACGACGTCCTGGAACGAAATCGCCGACGCATCTGCGCAGACCATATGCCCGAGTCATCATCGGTGACGAGCATGCGGACGCCAAGGAATACGGCGACGGACGGATCTATCCGAAGAAGGGATACCTTCGCCGCGCCATAGCCGAGGCGGGTGGCTGATTATGGCGATTCCGCTTCGCGGCTCATGGCCGCAACCGATGCCGATCATCATCCAATGGCTGCAAGACAAGGCGGGGATCAAGGCTTCGGCGGAAGTGCCGGAGAATCTGCGTGCAAACCTTCCGGCCGTCATCGTCTCTCCGGCGCCGGGTGGCACGACCGCCGATGGATTCACGCGCGGCAGAGCCGTCGACATCGACATCTTCTCCGCTGATTGGACTTCCATGGACGCGACCATAAGAAAGGTCGAAACCGCTCTCTCTCAGCTGCAGGGCGATGGAAACCGATATGGCTACGTCGACTCCTCAACGCTCACCTCATTTTCCGAAGTGAGTCATTCAATGCCTGACGTGCGCCGTTGCACGGCGACGATCACGCTCAACACCAGACCACAATGATTTTTCAATTAAGGAGGAAATGATGGCTGCCATCACCGATGTGCCAAGCATTCTCAATGACAATAACGGAAACGTGCGAAAGTGGGGCACTCAGCTGCTCGCTATCGCCGACTATTCGACCGCGATGCCGGATCCTTTCTTCGACACCGCAACCAACAAACCGAATCAGCTGCCCGAGGGTTTCAAGGTGATGGGCTACATCAGCACTGATGGCGCGAAGATGAGTCGCGGCATCGAGTCCGCCGACACCAGTGCGGTGCAGGATCTGGAGCCGGTGCGTTCCGACATCACCGGACGTACCCGCACCCTGCAGCTCACCTTCCTGGAAATGAACGCGTGGGTCAAGGCCTTGGCTCATGGCCTGCCCGTCTCCCAGTGGCCGGAAAACAAGGATGAGGGCTTCGAATTCACCGATGAAAAAACCACGGAATTCCCGTACTACCGCCTGATCTGGATCGGTCAGGACGGTGTGGGCGACGCGGCACATTACCGCATCGAGGCCGGGTATCGCGTCAAGGTCACCAATCAGGGCGACAACACCAAGAACCGCTCCGACGCCGAGGGTGAGGACCAGACCTTCACCTTCTTCCAGGATCCGAAGACCGGCAAGGTGTTCTACGAGGGCGAGAAGATCGCCAAGGCCGGTGCCGCGCTTCGTGCTGATGTCTCCCAGTCGCAGCCGGTGTCCGATCAGGCAGCGTCCTCCGAGTCACAGCCGGTCGCCGACTGACATTGATTCTTCCCGCACCGGGCTTT